TAATCCGTTAGCACAATACCTTGCCAAACTTAGAGAGTGGTTACAATATAAATTCCCGCCACCAATTTTATTACCGTACATTCCTTTCATTCCAGGATGTACTCCAGAATTTTATTCTGGAAGACCGCCTGCCGCATTATTAAATCAAGATCCAATTTCAAAAGATGTTGAGCCACAAACTATCACAGTACCAGGCGGATTCACAACACAAATTAATTTAAACGTGCCTACAATTAATGTTAACTTTGGTCCTGGAGCCAATCCTGATCTATCCTTAACAGATGCACAAATTAATAATTTGTTAGGTGGTTATAACCCATATGATGTTTATACGGCAGGCATTGCTGGTGTTGTATTAGATCAAGATCTGAATGTGTCTAATTTTCCAACAGCAACATCTAACAATTCAGCAACAAGACAAGTACAAGATAGACTAATATCTGCTGGTAGCAAAGTAGTAAATGATATTACAGCATTGAGCAAAGATATTAGTAGATCTGGATTGATACCAAGAACAAGTCCATTGGACGATCTATTATGTAAGCCGGGAGAGTATCAGTCATGAGCGCACACAATATAACCAACTCAACTATACCGGGTATACTTGGTAGTAAAACTGCTGACGCAGTTAATCATCAAGGACCATTAATAGCAACAGTGGTGAGCCATTTAGATGCGACTAAGATGGGATCATTAGAAGTTGTAATACATCGAGGAACATCTAAAGGGCCAGACGCATCTGACGCAGTAAAGGTAGTTGCAGACTATTTGCCTGCATTCTTTGGATACACGCCATATGAGGCAATGGATGGAAATAATAGATCAAGTTCAAGTTCACAAGCAAGTTACGGCATGTGGTTTGTTCCTCCTGATGTAGGCACTGAAGTGGTTGTGATCTTTATTGAAAATAAAATGTCTAACAGGTGTTTTTGGATTGGATGTGTTCCGCAGCCAGGTGTTAATCATATGGTGCCTGGGCTTGCTTCATCTAAAGCGGTTGAGTTAACTCCTCAAGAAGTTCAAAAACTTGGAGCATCTAATGTGCCGTCAATGGAGGCCAATCGACGAATTAAAGAAAATCGTCTTGATGATATTGATAAAGTTAAACGTCCGTTGCATCCATTTGCATTAAGATTAGCCACACAAGGGTTGCTAAAAGATCCAATTAGAGGAACAACTACTAGTAGTGCTAGAAGAGCATCAATTAGTAATGTGTACGGCATCAGCACTCCTGGTCCAAACGTACTAAATGGAAAAACATTTAATATGGGACCAAAGGATGCGAAGTTCCCAGTATATGTAGAACGTGAGGGCGGCACACAGTTTGTAATGGATGATGGCTATTATGGAAAAGATGAACGTAGTGGTACAGAAGGTATATTAGATGAGCATTTCCGTATACGTACACGCACTGGTCATCAAATCTTAATGCATAATAGTAGTGATTTGATTTATATTTGTAACAGCAAGGGCACTGCTTGGATAGAATTTACCAGCGATGGTAAAATTGATATATTCGCTGCCGATAGTGTTAGTGTTCATTCAGAAGTTGATTTTAATTTTAGGGCAGATAGAAATGTTAATATTGAAGCAGGCAACAACGTAAACATTGTAGCCACTAGAGGGTCCATGCATTTAGAAGCTGGCGGCATTATTGAAGGCTTTGCTGGTTTAGATGTAAACTGGTCAGCTAAGAGTCACTTCAACGTCAGTGTCACTGGTAAAATTAGACTAACAACACAGACTAACCCACTGTCTCCTTTAAATTCTGGTATAGATATATATGCGCTTACTGGCAACATCAATATGTATGCTTCTACAAACTTTAAAATGCAATCGTTATTAGACTTCAATATCAGGTCTGGTGCAGGATTAAATGTAATATCTGGCGCCGCAACTACTATTAAGACAGTTGGCGAGTTTGTAGTCAATACTGGCGGAGCAAACTATATTACTGCGGTGGGCGCGAACGTTCTTACTGCTGCCACACATTATGAAAGAGCGGTGTTGATTGATATGAATGGTCCTACTGCCGCACCAACATCAACTTCTTCAGTAACAAATCTTAAATTGGCATTAGATGCATTGACTATATTGCCTCAGGCAGCATCAGTTGTCGCTGTTTTAGATACATTTGTTCTTCCTTATAGAGAAGCAGACAAAGAGGCAACGTCGGCACAACAGAAGGGCTGGGAGAATAATAGATATTTCCGTCAACCTGATATTAGAAGTATTATGAAACGTGTACCTACACACGAACCATGGGATCATCATGAAAGTATTGATCCAGCAAGATTTAAACCGTTGAAGACAGATAGAGATAATACATTTACTGTATAAGGACAACTATGGCAACTAAAAAATTAGTAATTAAACCTACATCAAATCAGAAATCTAATTACGGCATTAGCACAACACATATCTATAAAGGATTTAGTAGTGCTAAGTCTAATCAGAATTTTAAGATTTATGACTTTGAGTGTATCAAGCAAGACTTGTTGAACCAGTTTCAAACTAGAAAAGGTGAAAGAGTTATGAATCCTACGTTTGGAACTATCATCTGGGACGCCATATTTGAACCGTTAACTGAATCAACTAAGAACGCAATTGTAGCTGACATACGTACAATCTTAACAAGTGACCCTAGAATTGAAACAGAAGCAGTAAAAGTTGACGAGTATGCGAGCGGAATACTGTTAGAGCTCACAGTTAGATACAAAGTCACTGACTTACGATCAACTATTAAGCTATCATTTGATAAAGACATTGGTCTTATCGCTAGTTAAACACGCATATATTTTTTACAATAAATATGGATATCGGAGATTGATTCATAATGGCAAGCACAGAAAGACAAAATAGTTTACTAGTCGCTGAAGACTGGACAAAGATATATCAGACGTTCCAAAACGCTGACTTTAAATCCTACGATTTTGAAACAATTCGTAGAAGCATGATCGAGTACCTCCGTCAAAATTATCCAGAAAACTTCAACGATTATATTGATAGTAGCGAATATGTAGCACTGATCGACATGATTGCTTTCCTTGCACAAAGTCTAAGTTTCCGTATTGACTTAAATGCTCGTGAAAACTTCATTGACACTGCACAGCGCAGAGATAGTATACTTAAACTTGCCAAATTAATCAGCTACAATCCAAAAAGAACACAGTCTGCTACTGGATTACTTAAGATTACTTCCATTAGTACAAGTGAAAACTTGATTGACTCCAACGGAACAAACTTATCTAATAAGATTGTTGTTTGGAATGATTCTACAAACACAGATTGGTACCAACAGTTCACATATATTATGAACTCTGCAATGAACACTGCTGTATTTGGTAAGCCAAACGCATCTAGATCGATTGACGGCATCCCAAATGACCAATATGATTTAAGCATTATATCTAGTGATGTACCAGTTTTTACTTTTTCTAAAACTGTTAGTGGCATTCCAATGAACTTTGAACTCGTTGGCGCAAACATTATTGATAGATTAACTGTAGGAGAACAAGATCCTGTTATTGGCGGAACCTTTGGAGTTGTTTATAAGAACGACAATCGAGGCAGTGCTAGTAGAAACAGTGGATGGTTCGTACAGTTTAAAGAAGGCAACTTACAAAGTTCTGATTTCTCCGTAGTAAATCCAATTGCCAATGAAGTGATTGGTGTTGATGTACAAAATATCAATAATACTGATGTATGGTTATATGAACTAGATGCTAACAATGACTTAGGTACATTGTGGACTAAGTTAGACAGTGTTGGTGGTACAAACGTTGCTTATAACAGTATTAAGAACAAAGTTAAATCCATTTACAGTGTGGCTACTCGAGAAAATGATCAAATTGATTTGAATTTCAGCGACGGCGTCTTTGGAAAACTCCCATCAGGTAATTTTAGACTATATTATAGAACTAGCAACGGGTTGAGTTATGTTATTAGCCCACAGGATATGAATAATATTCAAGTTAGATTGCCTTATACTTCTAGAGATGGTCAATCACAATCACTAACTGTGGTATTAGGATTGCAATCAAGTGTATCTAACAGCGCAACTAGCGAAACAAATGAGAGCATTAAACAAAATGCTCCACAAATGTACTATACTCAGAATAGAATGATTACTGGAGAAGACTATAATGTTCTTCCAATGTCAGTAAATCAGGATATCATCAAAGTTAAATCTATTAACAGAGTTGCTTCTGGTGTGTCAAGATATTTTGAAATCAACGACCCAACTGGTCGCAGTAGCTCTATCAACCTGTTTGCCGATGATGGTTGCGTGTACCAAGACCTATATACAACAAGTTTTACTTTCAATTTTACTACCAAGAATGAAGTTTACGGCATTGTTAAGTCTAAAATTGAGCCTTTAATTGCTACAGAAGAGATTAGAGATTTTTATTATGAAATGTTTGAAAGAATTTTAACAGGTGATACAAACATTGTTTGGAATAATGTGTCAGTATTACCTAACCAAGCTACTGGTTACTTTAAAGATTCAGTGACTTCACTTGCTGTCTCAGTGGGTCAGTATACACAAAGCCCATTAAGATACGTTAAACCAGAAGCATTGATTAAATTTATTCCGCCTACTGGAAAGTATTTTGCCCCAAACAACACATTAACTTCTGTAAAATCCAAAAATACTAAAGATTACCTTTGGTCTGAAGTTGTTTATGTAGCAGGTGATGGAAGTAATTCAGGAACTGGTGTTGATAACACTGGCGTTGGGTTGCTTGCAATTTCGACACCGGTGCCAACTGGAGCAATTCCTTCTGAAGTTATCCCGTTATTAGTTACAGATATTCCTTTTGCTTTTGAAACAGAGATAGTAAATCAGATTACACTGCGTAGAGACTTTGGCGTAAGATATGATAGAGATATTGGCGAATGGAAGATTGTTAACTCTAGCAATTTAGATTTGGACAGTCAGTTTTCTCTTACATACGCAGGCGATGTTACTAATTTGAGATTAGATGCTAGCTGGATAGTGGCTTTCCGTAGTGATGGCGACAACTATATTGCCTATCATAGAGGATTAGAATATGTATTCCAAAGTCAAAAGCAAATTAGTTTCTATTTTAATGAACAAGACAAGAGATACAGTAGTAAATTAGGCGGGCTATCTAAGGATAACATTAACATATTGTCAGTAAATGAGAATTTGACAACTGGTGCAGTATTAGGCAAAGATTATTCTTTTGAAATTACTAGTATGATCACAAACGATGACGGATACTATGACAATAGTAGAGTTAGAATTAGTTTCTCAGATAAGACAGGTGACGGCATCATTGATGATCCAGACTCATTTGTCAACATTGTGCAACCTTTACTAATAGATCCAACAACGAACACAAGAAGATCTTTCGTGTACATTGAGTCAGTGTTACTCAACGATCAAATATATAGACAAATATTAGACCCTAGTCTAGTATTAACATTCAGTAGTGAATTTGATATCTCTGATTTAGATGTTTATGATGAAGGACAATTATTTTACTTCTATGCAACTGACGAAAATATAGTTAAAAGATTAAACAAGGCAGTTGGTTTAGTTGTTGAAAGTGGTGTTGAAGCATTTGTTGGTAGAAATAATATCAAGTTTCAATACATTCATAATGCAGGGGAAGATTATAGAATTGATCCTTGTAAAACAAACATCATTGATATATTTTTATTGACTAAAACATATGATGATCAGCTACGTTCTTGGATATTGACACAAGAAGGTGAGATTCCAGCTCCATCTGATTCAACACAGTTGTTTGAAACATTTGGTGCACCACTAAATTCTGTTAAAGCTATTAGTGATGAGATAGTTTTTCATCCTGCAAAGTACAAATTATTATTTGGTACTGGTGCAAGTATTGATTTGCAGGCGAAATTTTATATTGTTAAGAATCAAACAACAACTACGAATGATAATGATATTAAAAGTCGAGTAATTGTTGCCATTAATGAGTATTTTGCGTTAAGCAATTGGGATTTTGGTGATACGTTTAACTTTGGAGAACTTAGTGCATACGTTATTAAACAACTTAGTCCAGATGTAGTTAACTTTTTAATTGTTCCTACTGCCCCTGAAAAATATTTTGGTAGTTTATTTCAAGTATATTGCCAATCAGATGAAATATTTTTAAGTACAGCCGACGTGAATGATTTAGAAATAATTAATACTGTAACATCCGGATTATTAAAAACAAATGGCCCAATTGTGGTCTCCGCTAGTTAATGGATAAAAAATGAGTAAAAGAAAATCAATAGACTTACTACCAGTTATATTTAGAACAGATGCAAACAACCGTTTCCTTGCCGGCACCGTAGACCAACTAATACAACAACCAAAATTAAAAAAGATTGATGGATTTATTGGCGACAAAACTGTAAGCAATTATTCGCCTGCAACTGATTCATATATTAACTCCGAGAATGCAGTTTCTTTAAGAACTGATTATGAACTAGAACCAGGTATTGTAATTAGAAACGATGTTACTGATCAAGTTGAGTTTAGTAAGACATTTGAAGATATACTAAACAGTTTAAAACTTTATGGTGCTGACATTAGCAACCAAGATAGATTGTTTAAACAACAAAGCTATACTTGGAACCCTCACATTGATTTAGATAAGTTTGTAAACTACCGTAATTATGTGTGGTTGCCGTCTGGACCACCAACAATATTGATTTCTGGTAATGATACGACAGTATCAAGCACTATCAATGTTTCAATTGTTGAAGACTCTACAGGCGATGCTTGGAAATTTAGCAATGAAGAAGTTGCCATCAATCCAACTATAACACTTTATAGAGGAATGACATACGTATTTGATGTAAACACAGTTGATAATCCATTTTACATTAAAACTAAGCGTACAAGCGGGTCTTTAGATATCGTTGACACTGTAATAAACAACGGAACTACATCGGGTGCTGTGATTTTTGAAATTACAGAAGGTAGTCCTTCTACATTATATTATGTTAGTGGTAAAGACAACGCTATTTTTGGTAAGTTTCTAATTAGAAATAAAACAGAAAGTTCTGTTTTAGATGTTGACAACGAGATTGTTGGTAAGTCTGAATATACTATTGCTGGAAAGTTATCTCTTAGTAATGGAATGAAGATTAAATTTGCTAGTAATGTATTACCAGAAACATATAGAGAAAAAACTTATATTGTTGAAGGTGTTGGCAAGAGTATCACTTTAGTCGATTTTGAATCATTAGTTACAATTGAATCATATGCAACCCAAGTTGAATCTTCGTTTGATGAGTTTGCGTTTGACTCCTTACCATTTGACGAAGTAAGTGATTACCCAGTTAATCCAGATTATATTCTAATTAACAGAGCAAGTGCTGATAAAAATCCTTGGAGTCGTTATAATAGATGGTTCCATATTGATGTAGTTACACTTAGTTCTGAATTGAATAATGTTGATCCAGACTTTGGTGAAACAAACAGAGCATCTAGACCTATTATTGAATTTACTGCAAATATTCAGTTGTTTAACTTTGCAACAACAGCTAAGAAATATGTAGACTTTTTAGACACATCTGTTACAGATACTTTCAGCCAAATTGAAGGCTCTGTTGGTTACTTTATTGACGGTGTGCAGTTACAAAATGGCAACAGGGTAATCTTTACTGCTGAAAAAGATTCTAATATTAAGAATAAAGTATTTGAGGTTCAATATTTAGATATAGAAGGCGATAAAAAATTACACTTAGAGCTAGTAGCAGATAGTGAACCAGTTGAAAATCAAGGTCTCTTGGTTCTTTCTGGAGTTGCTAATGGTAGAACTACTTGGTTATATAAAAGCGGTAGCTGGGTTACAGCACAAAGAAAGACTGCTTTAAATCAATCACCACTATTTGATCTATTTGATAGTAACGGTGTTAGTTTATCTGATAGTGTTTATAAAAATAACGACTTTGCAGGTACTAAAATATTCGGATACCAAATTGGTACTGGGACCAACGATGCAATTTTAGGATTTCCGTTAAAGTATGCCAATGTTTCAAACGTTGGCGGATATTTGTTTGAAAACTTTTTAGCAACAGAGACCTCTCAGTATTTTAATGAACTAGGCACCATTTCTATTAACAACTTTAAAAATGGATTTTTAAAGATCAACGGTCAAACTGTAACTTACGAAAATTCTTGGATTAAGACTAATGCATTGTCTAAACAAGAAATCATTGATCAGAAAATTGCAATTGGTGGTGAAACATTCTTAGAATTTAATTCTATTGATATTAGAACTCCTAAGACTGCATTTAGATTATTTAAAAACGGAAAATTGCTGCCTGTTTCTGCTTACTCTGTATCAGCTGACAGCACGTTTGATGCATATTATGTTAACTTTAATTCTGCTCTAGTTAAGAATGATGTAATTGTAATAAAAGCATTGCCAATATACGACAAGGGTGTTGATGGCAAGTACGAAACTCCGATCAATTTATTAAACAATCCTTTGAATCAGGAACCAACTAGCATTAGCTATGCAGAAATTAATGACCATATTAATTCTATTGTATTAAATGCATCTAATGATTTAGGTGTTACAATTGATAAGAAAAATTTACGTGATCAAACTAATTTAGAAAAGTATGGAAGACGCTTTGTACAGCACGAAGGCTTGGTATCCATGGCTGGTGCATTAATTTCAGATAAAGACATTAATGTTATTAGTTCCATTAGATGGGCCGGACTAGAGTATCAAAGATACAAAACATCTATCCTACAAAAATTTACAGAATTGCCTGGCTATACTAGTATTGCCAGTGCATTAGACGATATTATTACTGACATTGGCAAAGATAAGAATGCAGGATCTCCATTCTATTTTAGTGACATGCTGCCATATGGTTTGAATAAGCGTGATTATGAATATACTGTAAGAGAATCTGCAATTAAATCATATGCTTATGGATCATCTATATTTGATCCAACAGCGTTAAACAACAATGCTGTACTAGTTTACTTAAACAAAACACTATTAGTGAATGGTACTGACTATACATTTGATTCTATTGATCCATTAATTACATTTACCACAACACTTGTAACAGGTGACAATATTTTAATTAGGTATTATAATAATATCTATGGATCTTGTATGCCATACAGTCCTACAAAACTAGGATTGTACCCTGCATTTGTTCCTGAAATTTATAACGACACGACTTATATTGAGCCAACAAATGTTATACAAGGACATGATGGCTCAATTACAGTTTGTTATGGCGATGACCGAGATTTACTATTACTTGAATTAGAAACTAGAATTTTTAACAATCTAAATTCTTTCTACGATAACCGAGTATTTGATTTAAACGACATCTTGCCTGGAATATTTAGAAGTGATGCTAGTGAATTAACACATATCAATGAATCAATTGAAGAAGAATTTTTAAGATGGACTGGTTTGTTTAGTATTGACTATGAAACAAACAGTAACGAAATATACAATAATAACTTCAGCTATAACTTTGTAAATGCAGTTGGCAATTTAAATCCTGAAGTGGTTCTAAATGGATCATGGAGAAAGTTGTACAAGTATTACTATGATACTGATCGTCCTAATTCTCATCCTTGGGAAATGTTAGGCTTTAGTATTAAGCCAATCTGGTGGGAAAGTGAATATGGTCCAGCGCCTTACACTTCTGGTAACGATGTTTTGTGGACTGATTTAGAAAATGGTTATATACGTCAAGGCAACAGACAGGGTTATGATGCACGTTACAAGAGAACTGGACTATCTACTATTATTCCAGTTGACTCCTACGGAGATTTAAAAGATCCTCTAGACGTTAACATTGTGCGTTATTTTGACTTTGCAAATAGATATGATGCTTGGAAATTTGGCGACATGGGCCCAGCTGAAAACTCATGGAGAAGAAGTAACCTATATCCATTTGCTGTACAAATTGCTATGATATTAAATGCACCTTCAAAATATTTGACAGTGTGTTTTGATACCTCTAGAAATACGTTTAATAATGCTGGACAACTAGTATACAAAGACAGTAATCAAAGAATTTCTCCAGCAGATTTAAAAGTGTTTTCTGACACATCTAATAGTTTTGTATTTGCTACAGGGTATTCTCCATATATTGTTGAACACTTACGTTTAAGATACACTGATCCTGCAATACGTTTAAAAAATTACATTACAAAAATTAAATCTAATTTAGTTTATAAAGTTGGCGGGTTTACTAGTAAAGACAAATTTAAAGTAGCACTAGAAACAGTTACAAATTACAAAACAGTTGATAAAGTCTTCATTCCTGAGGAAAACTATCAGCTGTCATTGTCAGTTGGTAATCCTGTTAAAACTTTAGCTATGTCAGGCATCATTGTTGAGCGTAGTGACAGAGGATTCATCATTAAAGGCTATGATAAAATTAATCCTTATTTTAGAATTAATAAAGTAATTAGTTCACCTAGTGATCCTGTGATTGTTGTAGGCGGAGTTACTGAGTCTTTCATCTATTGGAGTAACAATTCAAATATTACTGGTGGCACAATTGTCGCTGTTGGACAAAAGTATTATAGAGCAGTGTCCACACACTTAACTAAAGAAGTATTCGATCCAAAGATGTATTATCCATTGCCATACTTGCCAACAATTGGTGGAGTAGATGCAAAGGTCGCTTCTAGTTTTGAAGAAACTGAAACTATTGTTTCATATGGAACAGCATTTTCTACAGTACAAGAAGTGTTTGACTTTATATTAGGTTATGGAAATTATTTAAAAAGCGTTGGATTTGTATTTGACAAAATTTTAACTGAATTAGAAATTGTTGCTGATTGGAAATTAGCAGGAAGAGAGTTCTTATTCTGGAGTATTCAGAATTGGGCAACTAACAGCGTTATTAGTCTTGCACCATTTGCAGACACTGTACAATTCTATAGTGCAGACTCTGTCGTAGATAATGTAAATGACATCTTCTATGATTATTCAATGTTAAAGTCAGATGGTTCTGCTATTGATAAGACAAAAATTAATATAACCAGAGAAGATGGTCTTTTTACAATTGATACTTCTCAAATTACTAATGACGGTGTATACTTTGTTAAAATTAATTTAGTACAAAAAGAACATGTTATTGTGTTTGATAACTTTACAGTGTTCAACGATTTAATTTATCAACCATATTCTGGATATAAACAAAATAGATTTAAGGTGTCTGGCTTTATTACAGACGGTTGGAATGGGGATTTTTACGTTCCTGGATTTATTTACGACAGTGCAAAAATTGAAGATTGGCAAGTTAATGTTGATTACAGTTTAGGAGATGTTGTCAAGTATCAAACTCGTTACTTCCAAGCAAGAACTAGATTGTTGCCAACTGCTAGTTTCAATTATGAGGATTGGTCTGCATTGGGCAAAGAGCCTGTTGCACAATTGCTTCCTAACTTTGAATATAAAATTAATCAGTTTGAAGAATTCTACAGCTTAGATGGTGAAAATTTTGACAACAGTCAAAAGAAGTTTGCACAAAAATTAATTGGTTATGTTCCAAGAAATTATTTAAATTCTTTAATTGTTGACGAAACAAGCCAATACAAATTCTATCAAGGATTTATTAAAGAAAAAGGCACCGTTGCACCTCTAGAAAAGTTCTCTGTTGCGTCTAATCAAAACTTAGGATCCCATTTGTCAATTCAAGAAGAGTGGGCGATTAGGCTTGGTACTTTTGGTGGCGAAAATACATATAAAGAAATTGAATTCAGTCTTGATCAGAACAAGTTTAATCAAGATCCACAATTATTTGAATTTGTTTACGGTAACAACGTGGCTACTAGTCCAAGAAGCTATGAAGTTGATCAAGCTAGTTTACTAATCAAGCCTGATGACTTTGACGGATCTCCTTGGCCACTATTAACAGTTAGTAGTAACACTGGTACTAGCTACTTACAATATCAAAAATTACCAACTGCTGGATACGTTAGAATAGATGATGTTACATTTACTGCACTTTATGAAAATAATATTTTAGCATTGGGTGCAAGCGGTTCGTTGCAAGAAGGCGACACAGTGTGGGTTGCTATGGATAATAAAGGCGACTGGAAAGTTAAAAGATATACTAAGTCTTCAGCCAATATTATTAATTACCAACTTGACAATGCTAATAACTTGATCGAATTCATCACTAATGTTCCGCACAATTTATCCTTAAGAGACTTTGTTTCAATATCTAGATTAGAAGATCCATTGAACGGAGTATACGAAGTTATTGGTATCAGTACACCAACTACGTTTGTAGTACAAACCACTTTTAATGATATTGCTGAAGCTACTACAATTTTAGATGGATCATTATATTACTTCTTAACAACTAGATTTGATAATTTAGATGCACTGGCATCTGTTCCAGGAATTTCTCGCTGGAGAAATTGTGAATTTGTTTGGGTCGATGACATCGGCGACGGCAATTGGGCAGTTCTAGAAAAGGAGACTAGTGCTTTCTCAACACCACTACGTCCTTATAGAGAAGTAGCAGATCAAAACTTTGGTAACACTGTGGTGATTGCTCCATACTCCAGCATAATTGCTGTGGCCGCAACTACTGTAGAAAAAGGAAGAATTTACATCTATAGACGTGAAGTGCTTGGCACAACTGATATTGAAATCGAACAAAGTTATATTGTAGAGGAAAATGTAAGTGACATATTATCTGTGCAAACAGTTAAGAATGGTATCACAGTGCCTGAAATGCCACGTAATCATGGTGCAAGTATTAGTATCTGGGAAAACCCTGCGTTAACAGTTAGATATATTGCTTCAGGAGCACCAAATGCTTCCGGTGTTAAGTGGGTTGGTCCTGGCGTAAATTTTGCTTCCCCACCATTTAGAAAACCAGTTGCGTTTGAATACACATCTAGTGGATTATTTGACGAGGGTTTGATTAAATTAGTAAAGTATGATAATATTGGAAAAGAATTCTTAACTGATATTGTACTAGCAAGTCCATTAGCGCAAGCGTCCGCAAAATTTGGACACTTAGTTAAGATGGTTGGAACTGATCTTCCGTTCTTGCTTGTTTCGGCTCCTGGTCAAGACAGCCAAGGATCTGTTTTCATGTATTATCTTGACAGTAACAGTGCTTGGCAAGTATACAGTGTCAACAACATTCCTTATGATTTACGATCTCTATTATCGTACGTTAGTAGCGATTGCGAGTTTGGATGGGACATTGCTGCCACTGTAGATGGCAACACTATTATAGTATCTGCTCCTTATTATGTTAAAGATAAATTACAGGCTCACAGCGGAGCAGTGTTTGTATTTGAAAAGGATTCAGTTACATTATCATACACTCTGAAACAATCAATTTACGCTGACGACTTCATACAAGCGGGCGACTTATTATTAAAAGGTGTTACTAATACATATAACACCATTGCACAAGCAATGTCGTTTGACGCTTCTGCTTATACGTTAACAAGAACTTCTGGTAACTTTATTCAAGACGGTTATAGAATTGGCCAAAGCGTACAAATTACA